GTGTCCTAGGGCGTGCAAAAAACCTACCCCCCTTAGATAAATTACATTTGGAACAACTTGCAACTAAATTATCATCACTATCAAGACCACCTAAACGCCTTGGTATCACATGATCCACAGTTGTAGCCTCTTGATTGCAGTATTGGCATATAAACCCATCACGCCTTAACACCCTACTGCGAATAGATCGCCAATGCCTAGTCGATCCAGTAGATCGTAGAGCTGACTTGCTCATTAATACCAACCCTTAATCTTATGATGTTGTAATGCTTTACAAGGTTCATCATACCTGTGTTTAATATAAGCCAATCCTCTATCAATCTGTTTAATAGGATTCTTTTCTTTCAGCCCTAATATCTGTGGAATACCAAATGCACTTGACTTAGGGTTTTTAGCCTTGTAGTTCCATCTACTTTCTTTATGCCATAACTCATCTAAACAATAAAACTCAGTAAATGAATGATTAAGCTCTATAAAAGCATATTGTTTTAATGTATTTACAGACCAAGATTTAGCAACGGAATCATCTTTTAAAAGGCTTATGTTCAAGACTATGAACAGAGATATCACCAAACCAAACCTTGCGATCTTTCTGCTTCGCAGATCGCCCTTTCGCTCTGAAAGCGAATTTGCGTTTAAGGGTAGCATACGCTTCCAAATCGCTCGGCATAACCGCAGGTCAGACGGCGTGGCGTTCATATAGACATCCATCCTATGTATTGTGCATCCGGATTATCAAGTAGCCATTGCTTACGCAATTCATTCTGATAAGCCCAATTTATTTGATGCGTCATTTCGTCATGATCAGCGCACATGTGTGGCACTCCTTGTCTGCAAACATCCAAGATCCGCATTTAGTGCATCTCATTACAGGCTCTTGAGTGTCAGTTGATTCTGCTAGATTCTTTGTTCCCACAGCGCAACACTTGAGGCATTGGAATACTCTAAAACCATCAGCTTCTGGGTATCCGTCTAACCATTCAAACTCAGTGTTGGCTGAACAGAAGTTACATCTAAAATTAACCATCTTTACCAGCCCATCCAGTTCCTCGAAAGATCGTAGGCACAGCTGTATAGACACGCCTTAAAGGTGCATTGCATACTTGACAATGAGGGATTTTATGATCCATTGGTAAATCCAATACAATCAGCAACCCCTCACCATCGCACATGTAATCGTAATTAGGCATGATAAGGAATTCGGTTTATTGCATGGCAGGAATAGCATCGAAGCAGATCGCCCTCATGAAGTAATCTGTCATCGTTGCATAAGTCGCAAGTAACCATTGATGGCTCTACTTTTACTCCGTCATCCGTAAAGGTGGCAGTTAAGCCAGAGCCGTCAATTATTTGTAATTCACCCATTTATTCACCTCCTTTGAAATACCATTTTCCATTAGCTGTAAGTGTTGCCCAATTGGGTGCACATTCTTTTGCTTTACAAACATAACCATAATAAGGCTTACCTCCTTTAGAGATTCCTTCTTTCAAGATATGCCCATGCTGACATGCAGGTGGCTCATTCGGAATTGATGATCCAATCTGATCTACAACGTCACCGACAGACCAAGCCACAGGTTCAGGCTCTTTTTTATCAGCTGCAAAACTATCTCTGAGGATTGTTTCAATTTGTGCTGACTTGCTTCCGGGTTTGCCATACATATTTTGACGGCTTTCCAGCTTCTCTTTAAATGATGGATTGCTTTCAACCTTTCGCATGTCATCCTTGGTCGCAGTCTTGTCAGATCCTTTAAGTAGAATAATTGCTCTACCTAATGCGCTTGTCGCAGTATCCTCAACATAAAACTTTTTCATGTTAGGAATATAAGTTTCCCTAGATCCAAAGGCTATGTTAGAAACGCATGGTTGCTCATCTTTGCTATCTCGCCAAAGAGTTGCTTGCACCAAAATATAACCTTTTTCACCATCATGACTTATGACTGATATATCTGATCGACCGGACGGAAAGTTACTTATGAACCATTTGTTCAAAGTAGCCACATCCTCATAATCCTCAAGATTGAATGCCATTATTAATCCTCCCAGTTTTCATCTTTGACTGCATCGAGCACGGTTTTATAGACAGACCCATAGGCAATGAAGTCCTTGATACTGTCCTCATGGTCTGGAGTTTCACTAAGCCTAGAAACCTTGACGAGTGCCATACATAATGCAGCTTGGTGTGGTGTGATAGGGAAATCGAGATATGCAGACCAAAGACCTGCAATTCGTTTGTGGTTATAGTAAGGATGTCCGTAGACACTGCCACGCTGTTGGATCGTAGTGATGACCTCATCAAATAACTGCTCAGTTTTTGTCATAATCAAAGACTTCATCTGACTGCTGCTTAATGTCAATCATTCTGCGGTGCATATCCCAACCCACTGCCCTGCCACGCCAATAGCCACGATTGTAGATTTCGGTTTGCCATAAATTAACTGCATAGGCTAATAAGCCGGTTGCTATCATGAACCATAAAATAGTGATTCCGTTGATTTTCATGCGTTCACCGCAATTTTGTCAGCGTAAGCCACTTTCCAATCAAACCCATTTGCATCATCAATTGCGTATGCAGCTTTAATTCTTCCAGAATGGATCTCTGATGCTTTATGACCTGATGGTCTCTTGCAACTTAATCCTGCTTTAGCAGAACATGTTGGACATTCTAAAGATCTTGGACAAACATCCCCACGAGTGATGCCATCGCACCATTCGCATTTTCTTTCATTTGACTTCATGTTGCTCCCTTACATATCCACAGACGATCTGTGAATACATAAAGTTTGACCTAAATCAAGTCTTTTATCTACCTGACCTTCGGCGTGTTTTATAACGATTAGATAACGCTAATATCCTCAAAATCATCGATATGGTCATCAATCGTGCGTTCGTGATAATCGGTTTCAAGACCCATAAGACTTTCCAAGAGCTGTGAAACTGCCATCTTTATTAATTGGGATCATCTGCACGCTCATATTTTTGCCATCCCATTCCATTAGCACGATGCCCATTTGCCAGTTAGCAAGCCCTTTTGTGTAACTCGCCTTTGCTCGATTCATAAGGTTGCCGGTTTCTATGCCATAAAGGGGTCTGTAAGCCCCGTAGAGCCCCTCTGAGTAGGCAGACATACCCAACCTATGGGTGTGACCACAAACCACGCTCTTTCCTGCCTTCTTGGCAAGATTCAGGGCAGTCTGTCCAGCGTTGGGGTTCATGTTGCCTTCATCGCCATGAGCCAAGATCCAGCCCTTTTCAAATTCATAGAATGTTTTATGAAAGGTAATGCCCATAGAATCAAAATCCATGAACTTGGAATACTGCAATTCGGGAAGTGAAATCATTCCCGGAACTTTTAGGAGAGTGTTATATAAGCGATCAGTATGATTACTGCGGATAATATGAGCTTCTCGGCTGTGCTCTGTGAGAGCCCAAAGGATTTCTTGAGTAGCTGTGCGGTCATCATCCAAAGTTTGTTGATAAGCCAAAGGTGTTTTCTCAGCCCATCGGCTAATTGTTTGAAAATCGATTTCATCACCAACGCAAAGGACACTATCAAACCTCTCTCGCTTGGCTAACTTAATTACATTCTTGACTGCTACTTCATGGTGGTATGGGATTTGTAAATCCGAAATAACCAAGTATCGCTTAATCGTCATCCTCATCGTCAGTTGGATCTATGGATGGGATGATCCCACCATCGCCCACAATCCAATCAGGGAATGTCTTATGTTCAGTCATCAACCAAAAAGCGTGCTCAGGTGTAAATCCTGCTTTTCTAGCTGCTTTGTAACATTCATGCAAAGCCAAGTAATGCTGATCTATTTTGCTTAATGGCTCAGGAGTTTGGCGAACGACACGACGATTGATCTTTTTGCGTTTGATAGGTTTTCGTGTGTTCGCCATAATTAAAATTATCGCTTACTAATTAAAACAAACAGATCATCGACACGCTGTTCAAGTCTTGTAATTTGATCCTTGATTGAACTTCCAGAATTGGGTTTCAATTCTTGTAAGTAGGATTTAATAACC